GCTGGAAGTTATCAGTTAGCTATATCAGCACCTGGTTCTTTAGGATCCAAAGGTAGAGTTTACCTATTCAATTACACAAATAGTTCTTGGGGTATTGTAGAAAATTCTAACTACAAAGGAACATACGATCCTTCCTTGACTAAACTATATCCTAGGGATTCTGTAGTATGGTCTCAAGGAGACCTTTATCAGGCGTTGGTTGAAACATACGGCGACGGAAGCTCTGTAGATCTTAGCACATCAAACGATTGGATAAAAATAGATTCAATTGCTACACATTGTTCTTTACCTCAAAACATTGCTATTGAAGATGACGGGTCAACTCTTGCATCTGGTATACTCGATCCTAATCAAGTAGCCGAACTTGTAAAAGAAGGTGATGCCTTTGGTACAAGTTTAGCAATGAGTGTAGACGGAAATGTGTTAATAGTTGGAGCACCAGATAGTGACGGTCAATTTATTTCTAACTACAGAGGTTTTTGGAGACCGGACTTTGAATATATTCAAGGCGATGCAGTAAGATACAATAATCTCTACTACAGATTAACCAACGACAACATTGTTGATTCTGCTCTTAGAAGTTATAACCAACAACCAGATCTTGGAGATCCGTGGGAGATTATATCTTCAGTATCTCCTGAAGATTCGGGTAAACTTTTTGTTTATAAGAAAAACAGTTTGGGTGTATTTGAACTCATTCAAACTTTAACATCATCTAATTTAGGTGACTATAGTGATTTAGAATCTGGTACTGTATTTGGTGCAGGCGATAGATTTGGCTATGCACTAAGGTTATCAGCCGACGGAAATACATTAGTTGTTTCTGCACCAGAAACAAATATTACATTTAATAATCCTGGAGTTGTTTACGTTCTTACAAAAGAACAAAGTACCGGAATATTTAGAGTTACACAAAAGTTAGAAAGCTACGAAGAAGATCCTAACGAATGGTTTGGTCAAAGCGTGTGTGTTAGCCCAGATTCTCAAAGAATTGTAGTTGGTGCTAAAAACTTCCCTTACGATACACCAGTCGGCTTTGACAGCCCAGTTACAACTTTCGACAGCGGAACAACTACATTCTTCGATAAGAAAGGATATGCTGGCGGTGTTTATGTATTTGAAAAGAAAGACGGAGTATATTTCTTAACTGAAAAGCTAGAAGCAACTCTAAGTCCGTTTGAATCTTTTGGTCATAGCATTGACTGTGTCGGATCAATTATTGTTGTAGGATCACCCGATTACATTGCACCTAGCGAAGTCAATACATTAGACTTCCCAGTATATGAAGGCCCAAAGATCGGTAACGTTAGATTGTTTAAGAAAGATCCGTTGTTAAATTCTTGGGAAACTATTGCTTTCCAACAACCTACTTCGGAAATAACAAAAGCAACTGGAGTATCGTTATACAACAATGTTTCTAATTATAAAGTAGCTGACTTGGATATTGTTGACCCGGCTAAGTTTAAGATTTTAGGTATTGCTGATCAAGAACTTAAATTTAAAACAGAATATGATCCTGCAATTTATAACTTTGGAACAGATGCAGTTATTGTAGATGCAGATGTGTCTTGGTTAGAAAGACATGTAGGCGAATTATGGTGGGATATTAGTAAAGCTAAGTGGTTGCATTATGAACAAGGAGACACTTCCTACAAGGCAGCAAACTGGAGCAAATTAGTTCAGGGTGCATCAATCCAAGTATGTGAGTGGGTTGAAACTCCGCTATTGCCATCTGAATGGGCAGAGCTAGCTGACACTACCGAAGGACTGGCGTTAAACATCAGTGGCCAACCTTTGTATCCTAATGATGACATCTATAGTTTTAAAACATTGTTTAATACGACAACAGGCGAACCTACAGGTACGTTGTATTACTATTGGGTAAAAACTAAATCTACAATTCCAGAAAATAATCCAACTAGAAAGATTTCTGGTGCAGAAGTTGAAGTGTTAATTGCTGATCCAGCCGCAGCCGGAATTCCTTTTGTAGGATTTGCTAACGAAGACACTATCCTTACCTTTAATGTTAAACCTTTATTAGCAGACTCAACTGTGCTATTAAATGTAGAATTCTCTAAAGGAGATAGAACATTAAACGAAGTGCATAACGAATATCAAATTATTTCTGAGGATGTAGCAGACGATATTCCTGCCAGCTCACTAGAAACAAAGTGGATTGACAGTTTAATTGGTTTTGATGCAACAGGTAACCGTGTTCCAGATTCTACATTACCAGACAAACAAAAGTACGGTATTGGATTTAGACCTCGTCAAAGTATGTTTATTGACAGACTAACTCCTTTAAAAAATACAATTACATATATCAACAACTTATTGTTAGAGCAGCCATTTGCTGACATTATTGATTTCACAGCCTTAAATTCTAAGGAAGCTCCTCCGGTCGAGGAACTAAATCAATACGATGCTACTGTTGACACTTTCTTAGATTTAGATACAGTTGGTACAATACGAGTTAAGCAGGCAGTACTAAAAGCAAATATTGTAGACGGTCTAATTGAAAGTGTTGAAGTTGTAGAACCTGGCTTTGGTTATAAAAATAAATCTCCTTGCCCTATTACATTTGACGGGGACGGAGTAGGAGCCGAAGCTTCAGGATCATTTGACAGCCAGGGAAGGTTTGGCGGTGTTACTGTTGTAACCAAGGGACGAAAATACACTACTGCAACAGCTTCTATTAGAAGATTCTCAGTATTAGTTAATGCTGACGAGAATCAAAATGGTCTATGGAGCATTTATTCTTGGGACGATCTAAGAAAGGTATTCTTTAGAACCAAGACTCAGGCGTATGATGTTACTCGATTCTGGAAATACACAGATTGGTGGATGACTGGTTATTCTACAACTTCTAGAATTGTACACGAAATTTTAGCAGTCTACCAAGAACCAGAAATTGTAACAGATGTTGGCGACCTAATCAAAGTCAAGGAATACGGAAACGGCGGTTGGGCAGTATTAGAGAAAATAGCTAACACCGGAGATTTATTCTTTGACCGTTGGAAACTAGTAGGTAGACAAAACGGAACAATCCAGTTCTTAGAAACATTGTACAACACAGCAGTATCGGGAGTTGGTTTCGATAACGTTAAATCGTTTGACACCGACTTATACGATATTGAGAATACTAAAGAACTTAGAATTATCTTACAATCTGTAAAGGAAGATATCTTAACAGGCGACTACAAAGTTGAATGGAATAAAATCTTCTTCAACAGTATTAGATATGTGTTTGCTGAACAGCAATACGTAGACTGGGCATTTAAGACTAGTTTGTTAAGGGCTACACACAATGTAGGATCATTAAAACAAAAACTTAACTATAAAAACGACAACTTAGATTCTTACGTTGAGTATATTAACGAAGTTAAACCTTATAGAACAACTATTAGAAATTATACCAGCGCATACGATAGTATTGACAGATACGGATCTGCTGTATCTGACTTTGACCTACCACCAGTATATTCAACCGCAGTGGATAAGATCTTACCAGTTAACACAGCCTTGGGCGGTGAATTAGATGTATATCCATGGAAGTGGTGGAAAGATAATAATAGCTTCTCGGTTACTGCCATTAACGTAGTAAACACTGGATCTGGTTATACAGATGTTCCAAAAGTAATTATTTCTGGAGACGGAACTGGTGCAGAAGCCACCGCTTATATTTCTAATGGAAAGGTAGTTTCTGTATTAGTAACAAATAAAGGAACAGGCTACACTAAAGCTCCTACAGTTACACTAGTTGGCGGTAATGGAAGCTCTCAAGATATTGCCAAGGCTATTGCAGTCATTGGAGACACAAAGGCTAGAACATTTAATGTTCAAATTAAATTTGACAGAATTACAAAAGATGGAGCATATTCTACTTTCGTAAGAAATGAAGAATTTACAGCATCTGGTTCGAGCAGTGTGTTTGAATTAAAGTATCCTCCAACAAGAGATAAGTCGAAAATTTCGTTAACCTTAAACGACGAGTTAGTATTAAGAAGCGAGTATTCTGTTAGCTTGTATAAAGCAAATGTTGACAATTTTGAAACATTAAAAGGAAGACTAGTCTTTAATCGAGCTCCTGCAAAAGGATCAACAATTGTTGTTTCATACGAAATTAATGACGATATTTTAGATAGTGTTAATAGAATTAACAGATACTACAATCCAGATTATGGAATGAAGTCTAAAGATCTTGGCCAGCTAATGACAGGTATTGACTTCGGTGGCGTTAAGATTCAAGGTACTACCTTTGAAGTAACAGGTGGATGGGATGCTTTACCTTGGTTTACTGACACTTGGGATTCTGTAGAAGCTAACTCGGACTATTATGTAGTTGCCGACGGAAGCACAACAGATGTTACATTACCATTTACCCCTGCAGACGGCCAGGAAATTAACATATATCTAAAGCGTGCCGGTCAAGGTCAAAACAGAGATATTCGAGATCTTCAATACGAAGGCGAAATTCCTGAGCCACCAACTGTTAGGATCGACGATCCTGCGTTTGACGCTAACTGGGACTCTTCGTCTCCAGTAAATCCAAATGCACAAATGCCTACGTTTGTCGGTGACGGGTCAACACGAGTTATTCCTATCGGCATTTACATTACAGTTAACGCTGGCGACACACTAATCTTCAGACCAGCCGAGAGTGACGGTTCTGTAACAATTACAGATCCGACTATTTTAGATACTGTACTAAGTGGCGGATCTTTAATAAACGTAGGAAATGCGTATTCTACTGCTAACGGTGTATCTGCAGAAGATATTAATGTTGACGGTGGACAATTTATTAGTCCTGATCAAGTACAAGCACCTGAAGAAGTTGTACCTGGACAAGTGCTCGACAGTATGAGTATTAGAGTATTTGATTCTCCAAACTCTGGAGCAGTACCAATTCAATCAAAGATTGCTTACGGTAACGGGTCTAACAAAGTTTACGATATTGGTCTAAGAATTTTTGGATCTCATTCATTGTTAGTCTATGTGGATAAAGTTAAGAAAGTATTAGGAACCGATTTTACAATTGACTATATTTCTAATCAGTTAGAATTTTTAACAGCTCCATCTCTTGGAGCAGTGGTTGAAATTATTTCGTTGGGAATGGGCGGCTTGGCTATTCTAGACTATCAAGAATTTATAGCCGATGGAACTACTAATTTATTCTTAACAGATGCAAACTTTGAATCTACATCTAGAATTTTAGTAACACTTAATGGAGAAGAAATTGATGCAGAGTTTGTAACCAGCGAAGATTTTACTGACCAAGTTGGAAGAACATTAGTAAGATTTGGTACAAATCCTCCAACATCATCTGTTATTAAGATTGTTTGTATGGCCGGCGGCACAGATGTCGACTCTTCTGGATATTCTGTAATTAGAATACAACAACAAACTATAGTATACGATGGTAGCACTCGTAGTTTTGCGTTGGACAACTTTGTTTCTTTAACTAGAGGATCTGCAGAATCTAGTGCAATCGTTGAGTTAAATGGAACAGCGTTAGTCGGACCAGACACAGAAGTTGTAGTTTACGACGGAACTAACGGTACAATTGTTTTAGGTAGAGACCCAGAACAATCTGCTGGTGCTATTTTACCATCTAATATTAAAGTTTACGTAAACGAAGAATTAAAGATATTCATCCAGGACTACGATTATAACGGTGTATCTAAGGAACTGATCATTAACGAAGATGCTGTTGCTATTGGTGACAGAATTAAAGTTGAAGTCGATCTAAATGCAGGTTACAGATTTGAAAATAATGATCTTGTTATTTCTAATTCAGTAACACTTGCGGTTGACGATGTCATCACTGTTACTTGGTTTAGCGAGTATCCAACCTTGGATATTATCCAAGACGAATATACTGGCGGACAAATTGTTTATAAACTAAAAGCAGTACCATTAGATGCTAGCTATGTGTGGGTTTATAAAAACGGAGCTAAGTTAACAAATGGAGTTGATTATAAAGTGTCAACGCCTAGAGGAGTAGTCTACTTACTCACAAGAGGTGAAGTAGATCCTTATAATTCCGATATTTTACCTACAGATAAAATTAAAATTGTACAGTTTGGATCTAAGATCTTTAAAGAATCTGTAGCATACGAGCTGCATAAAGACATGTTAAACGTTTACCAGTTTAAACGTCACAGTCAAACTGACGATATTAAATTAACTAAAGATTTGACATACTACGATACTGAAATTCAGTTAACAACTACAGAAGGGCTATCTGAACCAAATGTATCTAAAAATATGCCAGGTGTAGTATTGATCAACGGAGAACGTATATCTTACTTTACAAAGTCGGCTACTACCTTGTCTAATCTTAGAAGAGGAGTGTTCGGTACTGCTATTCCAGAATTACACCCTGTGAACTCTAGAGTAGTAAACTGGGGAGCAGACGAATCAATTCCTTACAATGAAACACAGGAACGTACTAACTTTGTTAGCGACGGAAGCAGTGTAATAATTGGACCATTAGATTTTGTACCAGCAAAAGCTGTTAAATCTGTTTGGTATAGAGGAACAGGCACTACTGCAATTCCGGAAGAATACGGCCCTTGCTATCAGGTAGAAGTATTTGTAGGCGGAAGAAGATTAAGAAAAGACCCAATTTATGTTTATAACGAAGAACTGGGTACAAATAGTCCTTCTGCTGATGTTCAAATACCTGCCGAGTTCTCTGTAGACGGAGTTACTGCTAATATTAGACTCACTGAAGCACCAGAAGCTGGTACACGAATAACAGTTATTCGCAGAATTGGTAAAGTTTGGTACGACAAAGGTGCAGATACTGCATCATCTGGGGAAACATTCCTAGAAAATACCGGACCAATTCCTAAATTCATAGCTAAAAAGTCTACTAGATTGCCCGAATAAATATATGATGGAACAAGAAAACATGCCTAATAATCAAGAAAATCAGACATCAGATAACGGAATTCACGAAGTTGGTGGATTCCATTTTGAAGGTCACATTAAAATCTGGGAACCCGAGACAGGAATTGTTCACCAAGATAAGAGAAACGCCATACACTACGAAAATATGTCAGTTGCTATGGTACAAAGTTTGAGCAACCAAGGACGCGGTACTGTTTACGAAATGGTATTCGGCAACGGCGGAACTTCAGTTGACCCTACTGGACTTATTACCTACCTTACTACAAACACTGTAGGTATTAACTCAAGTCTTTATAATCAAACTTATAGAAAAGTTGTTGATCAAAATTCTGTAGAAAACCTAGATTCTTCTAGAAATAAAATGGAAATTAGGCATCTCAGCGGCGCAACATACAGCGATATTTTTATTACTTGTTTGCTAGACTTTGGTGAGCCAGTAGGTCAAGAAGCATTCGACAATAGTAAAGATTTGAGCGGAACTTTTGTTTTTGATGAATTAGGTTTAAAGAGCTATAATCCAGATGGCGAAGGCAAGTTATTAACTCATGTTATCTTCCACCCTGTGCAAAAATCTTTAAACAGATTGCTACAGATTGATTATACAATCCGAGTACAGAGCTTAACAGGTTTCACTGAGGTTTAATCATGCCATATATTGTTAACTATACAGACAAAAATAATAAAAGTCCTTTAACAGTATTTGACAATACTTCAAGTACTGACACTAGTTTAACTTTTCCAGGAAGAAACGTTGCCGGTTATGGACAAGTTATTGCTGAGAACTTTTTACATTTACTAGAAAATTTTGCTAGTACTGAGCAGCCAGTTAACCCTACAGAAGGTCAACTATGGTACGACACTTCGGATAAAGTTTTAAAAATATTCGATAACGTTTCTTGGAAAGCTGCAAGTAACATTCAAAAAAGTGCAGTTGAACCTTCAACAGAAACATCAAACGTTGGTGAGCTTTGGGTAGATACAACAAATCAACAATTAAGAATTTACACAGGTAACAGATGGATCTTAGTAGGTCCCACAGAAAGTACAATTGACGGTTTACGATATGGCCCGGTTGTTGAAACAGTTGCTGACTCAGACAACGTTGACCGATCAATCTTAGTAATATATCTAGCAGACATTCCTGTTCAGATTATCAGTAAAGATACATTTACTCCTAAGATCATCATTGAAGGTTTTGACCTTATTAGAACAGGTATTAACTTAACTAACAGGGCAGTAGAAGGCATCGTTAGTAAGTTCCACGGAACTGCCACTAGTGCAGATTCCTTGATTGTTGCTGGAACAGCAATTCAAGCAGGAAAGTTTTTAAGATCTGATGTTACTGGCACAGTTGAAAACAATTTTAATATTAGAGGATCGGGCGGATTAACATTAGGCTCCGACGGCAACTTTAATATTTCAACAACATCTACTGCTGCTAAAATTTATAATTCAACATCTGGTAGTAGTATTGACCTTCAAGTTAATCGTGACGGAATACCTAATACAATTTTACGTATTCTTGACGATAACGTTGGAATTAACAAAGCAGTTCCAGAGGAAGCGTTAGACGTTGTTGGTAACATCAAAACTTCTGGACAGCTTTACATAACAAACACTGCCGAGAGTACTAACTCTCTTAACGGTGCATTAAGAGTTGCAGGTGGTGCATCCATCACTAAGAACCTTATCGTGGGCACTGATGTAGATATTTCTGGTCAGACTCAAACAAGAAATTTATTTCCTAAAGTATCCGAAACATACGATTTAGGAACAGCGGCTAGACGATGGAATACTGTTAGAGCTAAAACAATCATTGCCGATTCTATTTCTGGAGTATTATCCGGAGACATTAGTGGTAATGCTAACACAGCAACTAACTTAAAGAACGTTAGCACATTTAGAATCGTCGGCGACGTTTCTGCTCCTCCGATCCAGTTCGATGGTCAGATTGGTAGCTACACTAAGATCTTTAACACTTCTTTAACAGCAAACATTATTTCTGGAAAGAGCGAACCTTTCCCAAATAGATCTCAAGAGCAAGATCAGATCCTTGTGTATCGTCCTAGTTTAGCGATTCCTACAGTTACAACTGACTTTAGAGTTGTTATTATTGAATCGGATTACACTTGTGTAACTGACGTTAACCATAACATGTTAATTGGAGATTTGTTTACTCCAAACGTTTCTTTAAACGGATTTACTGCTGGATCGACTTATTATGTTGTAGCAGTTCCTAGTACAACAAGATTTAGAGTTTCTGTGTTCTCCGGTGGCGCAGTTCTACCATTAACAGCAGGAACAAGTTTAAACATTCCGGGTAGAAAAGGATCTGCAACAGCAGGTCTTATTAAGCAAAGTCGAGACACATTTATTGCAGACTTAGGAGTACCTATTGGTGCTATTATGCCATTCGCAGGAAACAATATTCCTTATGGATATCTGTTATGCGACGGATCAGAGGTTGAACAGGTTAAGTACCTTGACTTATACGACACTATTGGTAACACCTACGGAACTCCGACAATTGGATTTGGAACATTTAAACTTCCAGACCTAAGAGGTAGATTTGCCTTAGGCAGAGATAACATGGATAATAATTCCACTGTTCCTAACTCAAACGGGGGAATTGTTGATGCAGGCGGCGGTAGTGCAGGCCGTGTTAGCGATACTAATGCAGAAAATTTAGGAAGAGGCGCTGGACAAAGTTCTGTAACTCTAACTCTAGGAAATCTTCCAGATCACAGTCACAGCATGAATGTTAATAACATTCAGTATTCGGCTGTTAGGGTAGACACTGCTATTAACGCACCAGGAAAAACAGGCCTTGGTCCAACAGCCCCAGGTCAAGCACAGTATTTAGAAGAGTCAGGTCCAATCAAGAAACCTAGTTCAGACTTTACACTGTCTACACCAATTGGTATTATGAACCCATATCTAACAATTAATTATATTATTAGATCGGGCCCACCAAGATTCTAAAGTATCAGGATAAAACATGGCATATCAGATTAACAAAACAGACGGTACAATAGTTTCAACAGTGGCAGACGGCCAAGTTGATGCAAACTCTACTGACATTACCTTAATAGGAAAAAACTACAGCGGCTTTGGAGAAATTCTTAACGAAAATCTTGTTAAGATGCTGGAAAATTTTTCCTCAGTATCGGCTCCTACAAGACCTATTAGAGGTCAAGTATGGTATGATTCTTCAGAATCAAAATTAAAAGTTTACAACGGAACACAATTTGTTCCAGTTAGCTCTGCTACTATTGCAAATGCAAGACCTAGCACATTGGGCATTGGTGACCTTTGGTACAACGATGTCGACAAGCAATTATACTTTTATGACGGAACAGAACCAATCTTACTTGCACCAATTTATTCTGCAGGTCAAGGCGTCAGCGGACTTAGAGTACAAAGTGTTTTAGACACATTAAATCAAACTCGAGTAATTACTCTTCTATACAATAACGGAATTTTATTAGGAATTTTTTCTAAAGATTCCTTTACACCAAAGAATGCAATCGACGGATTTTCTGGAAACATTGATCCTGGATTTAACGCTGGTACTTTAACAAATTTAAAATTTAAGGTAACTGTTACTAACTCTGAAAAGTTAGGCGGTGCCGATGCTACAACATATGTTCGTAGAGATACTTCTAACACAATTGACGGACAAGTTAGAATTACAAAAGACTTGGGTCTTGTAGTCGGTGATGCTGGTAACGGAGATTTTATTGTTAACAACGGTAACGTAGTTTTACAAAATACTTCAACTGACAAAGATTTTATTATTAGAGTTAGAAAAGGTATTGACCAAGAAGAAGCAATTAAAGTTTATTCAACTGAAAGAAGAGTTGACATTTATAACGATCCTGCGTTTGCAGCAAGTCAGGTTAACATTGGCGGTTCTCTAACTGTTACCGGTAATCTAACTGTAGAAGGCACAACTACTACAATTAATACAGCCAATGTTACAGTTGAAGATAAGAATATTATTCTAGCTCTTCCTGAAGGCGGAACTCCAACAGACGAAGATGCATCTACAGGCGGTATTATTGTTCAAGGAGATACTGCTCACGCATTTGTTTGGGCAAAATCATCTGGGGAAGCAGCACAAGCAAACACTGCATCTGGATATGACAACAGCATTCCGGAGTTGTACGGAGATGCGTGGAACAGCACTGAAAATATTAACCTAGAAAGAAATAGGTATTATGCAATCGATAATGTTCCAGTTTTAGTTCAATTAACATCTTCACCGACAAAGACATTTGGATTAACCGCTGCTGTAACAAGTATTTCGGGTGTTAGTTCATTCGGTAAGCAAACACAGATTAATGTAGGCCCTGGACTACTAACAGACGATCCTTGGATCACAATTGAAGATACAAGAATTAGCACAAATTTAACTAATCAAGATTTAGAATTGTTTCCTAACAGAAACATTGTACTAAACGGAACAGCTAAAATTAAGTTCTTGGCAAACCCAGTCGAAGCGCAAGATGCCGCAACCAAGGATTATGTAGATACTTACGTTAAGTCTAGGGATCTTGTTTTCTCAATTGACTTGTCGGACGGTAAACCAAATAGTTATATTATCAGTGAAATTCTAGACAATCTAGCACCAGCGGCAAATTTTGAAATCGGAACTCGTGCTAGAATCTTGTGTAACTTACTATCCAACTCTGGTAACAGTTTTGAAATTAATCCTTTAAGAAACCCGTCGTCTGCATCTTTTGTAACTGATGTATCCGGACCTAGCTATGCTACAGGTTTAACAGGATTGTCTTTTAATACAGCGGTCATTCCAGGACAACCAATTAACACAACAAGAGTGGTAAAAGTATTCCTATTAAAGTCGTCGGGCTGGGATTGGGAAAGCGATACACCATTGGCACCGTAATTCGAGGAGCGAACTAAGAAATGCCTTATATTATTAATAAATCCGACGGAACACCGTTAGTTACACTAGAGGATGGTGCGTTAGATACTAGCACCAGTGTAGGGCTTCTAGGCAGGAACTATACCGGGTACGGCGAAGTTCAAAATGAAAATTTTTTACACCTCCTAGAAAATTTTTCTAGTGGCGGTGCACCATCAAAACCAATCAGCGGACAAACATGGTTCGATAGCAATCGAAAAGTTCTTAATGTTTATAACGGTGACAAGTGGGAGCGTGTTGGTTCAGCAACAACGTCTAATGTTGCTCCGGAAAATCCTGCCATAGGATCTTTTTGGTTTAAAACTCCTTACAACACACTGTATATATGGAATGGATCTTCTTGGGCATTTGTTGGACCGGAAGTGGCAGAAGGATTTGGTCTAACTAGAGCACAATCTACTGTATTATCTGATTCGAGCGGAACATTAATTCCTGTAATTTTATTAACAGTTAACGATGTAGTAATTGGAATTGTGTCGGCAAGATCGTTTACAGTCAGCACAACCAATCCAATTGCTGGATTTACCAATGTTGGCGAGGGCATAACATTATCTTCTTTGATTAGTATACACGGCAACGTCACAGGAAAAGCACAACGATCCGATAGATTTGAAACTCAAAGAAACATCAACGGAGTTCCATTTGATGGTTCTTCTGACATTACTATTAAATCAAGTACCACTAATAAATTAAAAAGAGGTGCTTATATTTCCGGCAACGACTTTGACGGTTCAGTTGAGGATACCTGGGCAGTTGATGCATCGTCTGCAAATATAATCGGAAAAGTTGTAGCGAGAAACAGCAACGGAGATTTTAGTGCAGGCACTGTATATGCAGACTTGGTGGGTAATGTTCAAGGTAATGTTACAGTAGAAGATGGCACTAGTAATTTTAATGTAGTAAGAGCCAATCAGTTTATTGGCGCTACATTATCTGGAAATGCTTTTAGTGCAACTAGATTACAAAATCCAAGAACAATCAACGGAGTTACATTTGATGGAACTAGTAACATCACAGTTCCTGCAGCCGCTCTTACACTAACAGGAAATACGTTAAATCCTACAATTGCATTTTCTAGTCTAACATCAGTTGGTAGGTTATCTTCCTTAGAAGTTAATGATGCAGGTATAACAGTAGGTACTGGTGACCAATTGTCAATATCTGTAACAGCAATGGTGCCAACCATTAAGAATAATTCTACAAATTTACCTTTAAAATTTGAGATTACTGATTCAGGAGTACCTAGTGGATCAAGCGGACTTTGGTTATTGC